ATTAAACCAAAACAAAGATGAGTGAGGAAGATTTAATAAAACATGGTTTTGAAAAAGTAGTTGTTACCGATGAAGAAAGTCAAAATGGTTATGATTACTTTTTTTATGTAAAAGAATACTGTGAAGGTATAACTCTACATAGTACAGATAGTATTGATGTAAAAGATGATAATTGGACATTAAGTTCATATGAAATTCCTGCAATAGAAATTTCTAAAAAAAATCATCTTGCTGAATTTACAAAAATGTTAAACAATATAATTTGTAAATAATGTTTACAGGTAAATTTATTAAAAAAAATGGTAAACTTACATATAATAGCCCTCAAGATAAATTAGCTTATGAATTATTTATAGAAAAATTACAAGAGGGTCAAAAAGTTGAGATGTATTTAGATTTAACAGATTCTAATCACAGTCTTGCTCAACTTGCCAAAGTACATGCATGTATTAGAGAACTAGCAAAAGAATCTGGATATACTTTTGATGAAATGAAAACATTAGTTAAAAAACATTCTGGATTATGTTATGATACAGAAAATGGAGAGATCTGTAAATCTTTTGCTGACTGCAGTAAAGAAGAACTAGTTTTAGCTATTGAATCCTGTTTATCAATAGCTAGAGATAATTTTAATATGAATTTGCAATGATTACTTTTCAGAAGACGCTTTGATATCTTCTGCAGTAACAATTTTCTCATTGAAAAGATTATTCTCAACAGCTTGTTTTTCTATTTCTGCTACTAATAATGTTAAAGTGTATAAGATTCTTTGTTTATCATTGAGATTTTCATACTTCTTTTCCATTATTGCTTTAACTAAGTCTGCAGATTGCTTTTCATCAGCGTCTTGAGCTTCTTTAAATATAATGAACATTGCTGCTTTACACATCATATAAAAGTTCTTGTTTACTTTTATATCCAGTATAGCATCATCTTTCATTTCTTTAACAGTAATAGATTTAGTTTCTTCTGACATAGTATTAATTTTAAACAAAAATAGAAAAAAAATGGTAATAAACGAAATTAAACAAAAATTGTTTGAAAAACTAGAACCAAGTGGATGGGGTAGAATATTTAAATCTTTTATATTTAGTTCTGATTTTGATGAGATATTAACTAAATTATATAAGTTATCTAATGAAGATAAAAGATTTACTCCACCTTTAAAACAAGTATTTAGAGCATTTGAAGAATGTCCTTATGATAAACTTAAAGTAATAATTATAGGTCAAGATCCGTACCCAAAGCTAGGTGTTGCAGATGGTATATCTTTTAGTTGTAGTAATACAGATAAATTACAACCCAGTCTAAAATTTATACTACAGGAAATAAATAGAACTGTCTATAATGGTCATGAAGTTAGCGTAGATGTAGATCTTAAAAGATGGGCTAATCAAGGTGTGCTTATGCTAAATACAGCTCTTACAGTTGAAGTAGGTAAAATAGGTAGTCATTATGATGTATGGAAAAGTTTTACTGCTTATTTGTTAGATACATTAAATAACTATAACCCAGGATTAATTTATGGGTATTTAGGTAAAAAAGCTGAAGAATGGTCTGCACTAACTAATGATGATAATAATTATAAGTTTTTTGCTAAACATCCTGCTTCTGCTGTTTACAATGGCTCTAAATGGGATAGTAATGATTTGTTTCTTAAAATAGATAGTATAATTGGAAATGTTTATGGTGAAAAAATAATATGGTGATATGAAAGAGATATATCAAAAAATATTTAAGAACGGATTAACTCCAAATAGCTTCTATGTATTAATCTGTGTTAAAGAAAAAATTATTCCTGATAAATCTGTGAATAAAGAACTTGAATGTAGTAGATTAAAAGCAGATAATTGGTTAAACCAAACATTGCAATTAACAGATAAAAGCATTATCTTTATAACGGAAATTGATGGATATTTTAAAAAGAGCAAGAAGAAAACATCTAAAAGTTTAATGGGTCCAGATTTTATGGACAAAATAAAAGGTTATGTAGAAATATTTCCTAATAAGAAATTACCCTCTGGTAAATATGCTAGAGTTCCTGCAAAAAATCTTGAGAATGCTTTTAGATGGTTCTTTGAAAACTTTGATTATGACTGGCAAACAATTTATAAGGCAACAGATAGATATGTTACAGAATATGAGGGTAGGCAATATGCTTATATGAGAAACTCTCAATATTTCTTAAGAAAACAAAATCTTGATAAATCTTTTGAATCTGAACTTGCTAATTATTGTGAGTATATACAGTCAAATCCTGATGATGAAATAGATTATTTTAAAGAACTAATAGTATAAGTATGGCAGAATTATTTAATGGTGCAAGAGCTTTGTTACCAATTAGTGAAAGACAAGCTTTAGAAAAAGCTATAATTAAAATGAAATCACGTAGGCAAGGCACTTTACCATCATTAATAAGTGCTTGGCCTAAGTTTAATGATGCTTTTTGTGATGGATTAGAATGGAGAACAATTACCGTAGTAGGTGCAAGACCTGGTACTGGTAAGACTTTATTTATGGAGCAGCTTATTTCTGATATTATAGATATGAATCCAAATGAAAATTTTAGAATTCTAAAGTTTCAAATGGAAATGGTTGATGAAACAAGTGGTATAAGAAAATTTAGTTTACAAACTGGAGCTGATTATAATACTTTAATGAGTAAAGGTGGAAATCTAATTGATAAATCTATCTATGAAAAATGTTTGCAATATTATTACTCTACAGCAGATAAAGACATTGTAAATGTAGTTTATGATGCTTGTACTGTAGATGAGATGTGTGCTACTATACATTATGAAATGGAAAGACATAAAAAGGAAGATGGCACATATACTAATTTATTAGTAGGTATTGATCACTCAGCTTTATTTAGAGTAGCTAAAGGTCAAAGAGATAAGTTTGAAATGCTAGGAGCATTAGGAGAAGCATTGACAATGATGAAAAAGAAGTATCCTGTTGCATTTATTGTTTTAAGTCAGTTAAATAGAAACATTGATGACCCAAAAAGACAAGAAGAAGGTTCATATGGAAACTATGTTTTAGATTCTGATATTTATGGTTCAGATGCTTTACTGCAACATGCAGATATAGTAATGGGTATAAATAAACCTTCTATAAGAAAGATAAGACAATATGGTCCAGAAAAATTTATTATTGAAGATCCAGATATATTAGTATTTCATTTCTTAAAATCACGTAATGGTATGACCAGAATTAGTTTCTTTAAGCTAGATAGACAAGTTATGAGAATAGTGGAAATAGATACTCCTCCACAAGCTGTAAAACAAAAAATAAAAGTAACATAATATGAGTACAAATAGTATTAGAAAAGAAAAAGAGAAGAATTTCTATGTACAACACATGGAAACATTTAAAAAATTAGGATTAGCAGATCCTATGTTTACAATAAAAACTGCATTTTTTCAGAAAGGTAAATATGGTAGAAATGTTTTATTTTTTGAGTGGGAACTTAAAAAAGGTGAAGACATTTATATTGAATTCTATGATAATGTTACAGATGGTAATGGTAAAGTCATAGATATTGTACCTATGAATGAAAATAGACAGTTGTTTAAGTATAAGTATAACCCTTATTTCTTTGAAGAATATGAACAAAAAGAAAGCATGGGTAGTGATGGTAAACCTTATTTTAGTTATACAGTTCCAGCAAATGAACTTTTAGCTATTACACCATCAGGTGATGAAATTAGTTACGCTCTATATGAAAAAAGAAAAGAAGAAGAAGGTAAAGAAGATGATAGCTTACCAAAATTACAGAGTTCATTGAGCATTTTTCCTGATTTTGAAGAAGAATTTGCACCTAAAAAAGAATCTGAAAATACATCTGATTTAAAAAGTGTGCTACTAAAGTTGAGTCATGAGATATCTAACTTAAGTAGTGTTTTAGAAAGTACAATAAATAAAATAAAATGAGTGGAATAGTATTACCAACAAAAAAAGTAAAAGCAGAAAGAGTAAATCCAAAAAGAATTGTAATTTATTCTAAACCTAAAACAGGTAAAACAACTGCATTTGCTGGTCTTGACGATAATTTAATTCTTGATTTAGAAAATGGTGCTGAATATGTGGAAGCATTAAAGATACCCATTAGCAATTTACAAGAATTATTAGATGCAGGAAAAGCAATTAAAGAAGCAGGTAAACCGTATAAGTACATTACTGTAGATACTGTAACTGCATTAGAAGAAATGATAATGCCGCTTGCAATAAAGCTTTACAGGCAAACTCCAATGGGTAAAAATTATGATGGAGATAATGTAACTACTTTACCAAATGGTGCCGGATATTTATATATTCGTCAAGCTTTCTTTCAAGTTTTAGATTTTATTGATAACTTAGCACCTACAATCATACTATCAGGTCATATAAAAGATAAAGTGGTTGATGATAAAGGTGAAATGGTTATGGCCGCTAATATAGATTTAACTGGTAAAATAAAATCTTTAATTTGTGCAAATGCAGATGCTATTGGATATATGTACAGAAAAAGTAACAAAGTTATTTTGTCTTTCAAGACTAATGATGAAGTTACTTGCGGTGCAAGACCAGAGCATTTACGTAATGAAGAAATAGTAATTTCTGAGATGAACAATGATAAATTAGAATTTCATTGGAATAAAGTATTTATTAACAATTAATAATTTAAAAACAAATAATATGGCGTTAAGTACAACAGACCTTGGAGGTGGTGGCAATAACCTACCAAAAACTATTAATCCTGGTAATCATACATTAAAAATTAATAGTATAGAGTTAGAAGATTTTAGGTTTATTGAAAATGCAAAACATTTAATAATACATGTAGAAACTAAACCAATTGAAGGTTTTGAAGGTTTTGCAATTGATAAAGATAATCCTGAAGCTGGTAACTATAAAGGTCAAATTGGTAGAGTAAAAGCAAGTCAATATGCATATGCAGATGGAGAAACCAAGTCTGGTATTAAAATTCAAAGAGATAAATCTATTATGATGTTTTTACAAAACTTTTGCAAAACATTAGGTTTGACAGAGTGGTTTATTGCACAAGACAGAATGCATGAAACTATTGAAGATTTCATTAATGAATTTAACAAAACAGCACCTTTTAAAGATAAATATCTTGAATTTTGTATTGCAGGTAAAGAATATATGAATAAGTCTGGTTATATTAACTATGATATGTGGTTACCTAAAGCAGAAAATGGTAAATATGCACTAGCAAATGAATCTGATAGAGTTATTGCATACAGTGAACCTAAACATCTTAAAAAGCTAGAAGTTACTGAAGTAAAAAGTTTTGGAGATGATGATGAGTTTGCTCTTCCTAAGAAGAAAGGATCTTCTACAGACTTTTCATTAGATTAATTTTATTTATTAACTAAGGGGAATGTAAAAGTTCCCCTTAATATTTTGTGTTATGATTTCTACTAAAAATATAATTTATGATTTAGACAGTGTACCAGAAGGTTGGGTTTTTGAATATTATTTAAAGTTATCTGAAAAATTATCAGGACAAAATATTAAAATGAAATCCATCTTTAGTCCTAAAGACAAAATACCTTCTATGTTTCTTTATTTAGATGATAACAATCAATATAGATATAAAGATTTTTCTTCAGGTAATGGTGGTGATCGCATAAGTCTTGTTAAAGATTTATTAAATCTACCAAATAGACAAACTGCGGTATTAAAAATCTTAGATGATTACACAAAATATATAACTGATAATAATTACTCTATAGAAGAATTTACTCCTCAAAGTAAATATAGAGTTAATGATTATGAAATAAGACATTGGAACAACTTAGATCAAAAATATTGGAGTGAATATTTTATAAGTTCTAAAATACTAGAATATTATAATGTACACCCTCTAAAATTTTATAGCATGGCTAAAGAAGATGATCCTAACAGTCTTATAAAAACAGAAAGAAATTATCTGTATGGTTATTTTAGAGAAGATGGTACACTATATAAAATCTATCAGCCAAAAGTAATTAAGAAAAAGTTTATAAAAGTTACAAATTATATACAAGGTAAAGATCAATTAAACTACGATAAACCTTATCTAGTAATTACATCTTCATTAAAAGATCTTATGACTTTTAGAAAACTGAATGTACAAGATGCTGAAGCTATTGCACCAGACAGTGAAAATACAATAATTCCTGATAACTTTTTAGAACCTTTAATTAAAAGATATAAGAAAGTATTTGTATTATTTGATAATGATGAGCCTGGTATAATGTCTGCTAAAAGATATGAAGAAAAATATGGCTTTCCTTATATTGTACTTGATATGGAAAAAGACTTATCAGATTCTGTAAAAAAATATGGTATAGATAAAGTTAAAGAAACTCTATTTCCTATTTTAAAAGAAAAAATATGAGTTGGTTATATGAAGGTACAGTGTTTACAGATAAGGATATACCTGAAGGTGCTGTTGGATTTATATATGAAATAGATGCTATTATTGATGGTAAATCTGTTAGATATATTGGTAAGAAAAACTTTTATTCTAAAAGAAAAAAAAGTTTTGGTAAAAAAGCTTTAGCTGAAGTAACAGATAATAGAAAGAAAAAATATTCTATTGTAGTAAAACCTAATTATCAAAATTATTATAGTAGCAATAAAGTTTTGCAAGATGCCCACAAGGCAGGTGTTCCTATTAAAAGATATATGGTTAAAATATGTTTTTCTCAAATTGAATTAACATATTATGAAAC